TAGGCCCGTGTTCTGTTTCTCCTCCGTCTTTTGAAATATAGAATTTTCCGTAATACCCAGCACCATTGTCAGCAATAAAATGAAACGTGGCTTTTCCATCTGGCGTAATGCAATCACCGAAAATAGGATAAGCGTAAGCGTAACCAGACGCGCCTAAGACTGAATTAGGAACAGGAAACGAACTTTGTTTTTCCACCAGCATATCGTCGGGGAACATTTTTCCGTCTGAGGAAAGGGCATAACTTCTTCCGCTCTTAACAGAGACCCCTGCTACTGCTGTTGAAGACGTAAAGGTATCAGCAGGGCCGCCTCCACCGCCACCTAAAACTGCCATAATTTCCTCCTAAATCTCAAACCAGCCGATAGTATTATCGACATAAACAAGTTGAACTGAATTACCCTGTGGTAATGAACCATCTTCTGCTGCTGAATTTATATTAGAACTGTTTCTTCCTACTGTTACAGTTCCCACTCCTGCATTACATATAATGACTGTGTTTCCTGCACTGGGAGAAGAAGGCAAAGTTATTGTAAAAGCACTACCACTATTTGCAATAAGCTGATCTTTATGTGCAGCAGTATAAGTGCTTGTTTTAATAGCCCAAGAAGTATAAGCACCTAGTTGAACAGCGTCTGCTATTTTTGCTGCTGTAATTGCATCATCAGCTATTTTTGCTGTAGTAACTGCATTATCAGCAATCTTTGAAGTTATAATATCCCCGTCAACAATAGAAGCTCGTCCTACTGAGCTTGCTCCCATTACTCCTGCTTTTACTTTAGTTAAAGCCATTTATTAACTCCCTAGTTCTGGCTTAGTGTCTGGAAAATCAGAAGTGCTAGGCCAATCGCGTAACTTTGTGCGATAAGTTTTATATGCATCGTGTTGAGGATGATCTGTGATTGAAATTATCCAATCAGTATTTATCAACTCTTGGTCTCTCCAAGACCTAGCAGTTTCTTCTGCGGTTGGGATTGGTCCTTGTGTCCATTTAATGATTAGACCATTTTCATCTTTTACAAGCGCATCTCCTTCTACTGGGTCTTTGCCTGGGTTTGTTAAATTACTTATTCCCATTAACCTTCTCCTACTATGTAATAAGCCATATTCAAAGAAGTAGCAGTAGCAGTAGACATTCTTTGTACTCTAAAACTTTCATTAAATTTTAAATCAGCATGATTAAGATAACCTGCTCTATTTGCGGTAGGCTTAACAAGCTCACCTACGACAGATAGTGGTTGCGCTACTCCAGTTGCATGAATACCTGTTGAGTAGATTTGAACACCATCAATAAAAACATTTACACCAAAATTAGAGTTTGTATAAACCGTTCCTGCAAACCCAGTAATAAAAAATAAAACTCTACCTGACCCAGTTACATTAAGTACGTCATTAGTCCCTGTAACAGTAACAGCTACAACGTCAGTGTGATGTTGAATCTCACTTGTCCAACTATAACCGCTGGTAAAGGTAGTCTCAAAACCTGAAGTTGTAATACCTGTTGTCACATCTTTAAAAAGGTCAGCATCTTTATCAGGAGTAGCTACTTGAATATCTCTTCCTACATTTATCTCAGTTGCGCTAAGGGCTGTGCCATAAAAAGCAAAAGGGGAAGTTGTTGGTTTGTTTTCAACAAGTGCGCCAGTAGAATTAAAAAAGTATTTTACTCCAGGTATCTTTCCACTAGTCGTTTGCGTTGCCCCTGACAAATTAAGCGTAAAGGTATTACCATTACTTGCTCCTGTTTTTGCACTCCCTGATAAAAGGTTCATATCAAAATCAGATGCACTAATGCTATGAAAACGTACATGATTATCAGTAGGAGCTAACTTTGGATACATTAAATAATTGCCTGTGCCGCCAAAACCAGTTACAGCAACATGATTTTCGGCATCACTTTGGAAGTCAAGGGGTCTGCCTCTTGCAGTTGCTCCGTAAGTAGCAGAAGCACCAGCAACTGTTTCTTTTAAATTAACAGTATTCCCTGCACTATCTACGCTAAAAACTACTTTATAAATAGGTGTCTCAAGCCCTTCACCTGTTGTAGAATTTTTAGTATAAAACCCTGCAAATTGATCAGCGACTCCATTTAAAACATGGAGTCCCATGATTCTAGTTACACCTGTTGCATAAGAACCCCAGACTCCATCTTTAACTTTTCCTGCGGTAAAAGCACTGCCTGTATTTGTTAACGTAAGTGCCGCCCCATACCTGCATTGACAAGCAATTCTTCCATTAATTGCTGCCATAGAAACTACGTGAGGGTAAGCGCTTCCTTGAGCAAGGTCTGATCCAGCTAAATCATTACTTATTGTCATTACACGATAATGGGATTCACTCAATGCTCCACTACCATCAATGTCAAATGCTGTAATGATTATATTTGCGTTATTATCAGCGGCTCCTGTCATTGTAAGAATTTGATCGTTTTCAGCATCGTAACAAGCGGTATGCCATTCTGAAGTATTATTAGCATGAACTTGACTGCTAGTAACTGCTGTCCCTAACGTAGCAGCATCTGCTGCTGTAGAATCAGAAGAATAATTGACTTGTTGCACTCTTGCCCCACGATCATTAGAGCCTCCCCTACAACAGTAATAAATTCGACCAGAAGCATCCTTTACTAAAACACCGTGATACGCTCTATTTGCTGTAGCATAAGGGTCTGCTGTTCCTGTAGACGTATAAGCCGTACCAGTAGTGCCGTTTGCTGTTTTAAATCTTGCAAACTGCAACTGATCGCTTGAGTTTCTTAATGCAACTAACCAAGCTGTATTAGTTTGATCCCAAATTGCATCTAAAATTACTTGGTCCCCTGGACCCATATTGCCTAAAAGTACGTTTGAATTAAAAGTCCCAAGAGCGCCAGTCGTAGCAACGGTCATAGGATAGATATAAACCCCTCCATTAGAATGACTAAACGTATGGGCTATCCAACAGGCTCTTTCATTTTCTGCATCCATACGATATAAATCACCGTAAGGATACCAAGTTGCACTATTATTATGAAGCCAATTGGCTGCGCTCTCAGTTTGAACACCATCACTAATGTTACCAGCCGCTTTTTTACCTTTACCATTTGACTGTATAACAATGCCATCACCAGCCGATACCGTTCCAGAAGCGGTTAACGTCATTTCTGTTGTTTCTCCTCCTGTTGAGCCACCTAATTTAACAGGCATTTTTAAACCTCCTTCCAGCCGATAGTCCCATCGACATAAACTAATTGTGTTGATAATCCTGTTGTAAGCTCACCATCGTCAGCAGTAGAATTAATATTTGAACTATTTCTACCAATAGTCACTACTCCTGCCCCTGCATTATGCACAGTAACACTATTTCCTGCTGACGGACCAGACGGTAATGTAATTGTAACAGCTGACCCTGAGTTCACAATTAATTGATCTCTAGCTACAGCTGTATAAGCGCCTGTTTTTACTGACCAGTTATTATATGCGCCACCAGCCCCTGCTGCTAACTTTGCAGATGTTACGCTTCCGTCTGCAATTTTTGCTGTTGTAACATTTGCATCAACTATAGAAGCAGTTACTACTGCATTCGAGGCCAGTTGATCTGCTCCCACCGCATCATCAGCAATTTTTGCTTGGGTTACTGCATCATCAGCTATTTTTGCTGTAGTAACTGCACCATTAACAATTTTAACAGTAGACACCGTATTGTCATCTGGTGTGCCAATAGTCACGGTAGAAGCTGAAATACGCATTACTTCTACTAAAGCTCCATTTGCAGGAGCTTCAGAAAATGTTAACGTTGTTCCACTAACCGAATACGTATTCTTAAACTGGTAAACACCATCAACGTAAACATCTGTATTATTTTCAGTTAAAGGGTCAGCACCTAAAGTAAACGTAGTATCTGAGCCATCACCTGTAAAATTGTCTACAGCCAGCGTTGCCCCACCGCCACCAATTTCGCCCCAATCTGACCCATCATAGCCTTCAAACTGTGTTTCAGTAGAATTAAACCTAAAATACCCAGCAGCAGGAGATCCAGGTCTTTGTGCTGTTGTCCCTACAGGAATGTGCATTGAGTCAGTGGCAGACCCCACATCTAAAGAAACATCAGGAGATGTGTTAAGAATACCTACACGATTATTACCTTGGTCTACTTTTAGTACGGTTTCATCTGGGCCTTCATCTTTTACATCCTGTAAAAGCGCAGAAGTCATCCGTATTTCTACTTTAGCTCCTGCACTAAAAGCTGCTGCACTCGTACTATCTTGAGCGCGAGTAACTGTTAACGTAGTCCCAGATATATTAGTTACTTTAACAACTTCTACCGTAGTGCCATCACCGTTATCTAAAGTAACGTAGACATGATGCCCACCACTAATTGTAGGGAAACCCGTAGCACTGGCAATCGACAATGACGTAACAGAGTTATTTATCCCTGCAGATAGCGTAGTGCTAAATTTATTTGCAAACTTTACGCCCATGCTCTCACGCCTTTACGAGACAGTAATTACCCAAGTAATTGTCATCGAGTCGTTACTAGATTTATTAATAGTGGTATACACGGTTCTACATAGCATTGTACCGCCAGAAGAAGCATTTAATATGGCTGCTTCTACTAAAGCACCTGTACCTGTACCAGCACCAAAAGTAGCTACATAAGTTACTGTGCCAGCCCCTGTATTAACAGTAGTGCTAGTCAAAGTAACTCTAGCAGCTTCTGCACTTAACGCAGTTT